CGGCACGAGAGGGCGACGGCACATGACGATTGCACCGTTTGATGATGTCCTGGCGGCGGACATCCTGGCGATCAAAGCCACGGCGCAGCAAGCAGTAACGGCGGCAGCAGCGGCAGCAGCAGCGGCAGCAGCGGCTTTGCAGGGATCCGCTGCGGCGAACGAGCTGCTGATCGGGCTCACATCGGGAAGCGCCGGGCCGCTGGCCAATGGCACAGCCGGATTTGTGCTGGTCAGCAATGGTCCGACCGCCGCGCCATCGTTCCAGCCGTTCTCTGCAACATCATTCCAATTCAACCAGGAGACGCCCAAGGCAACGTGGGTCATCACCCACAATCTCAACCGCTTTCCGTCTGTAACGATTGTGGACAGCGCCAATACTGTTGTAGAGGGCGACGTTCAATATGTCTCGAACGCTGAGATCACGGTGAGCTTTTCAAGCGCCTTTGCTGGAACCGCGTATCTGAACTGAGAGGGTGATCCGCCATGGCGAAAAGTTATCTTGTCCCGCTCAACCTGAACCAGAACGAACTTCAGAACGCCAGGGTTCAGAACCTTGCCACGGCGCCAGCGTCGCCGGTCACCGGGCAGGGGTATTACAGCACATCAACCAACGCGGTTTATTTCTGGAATGGCACCGCTTGGGTGCCAGCGGATGCCACCAAGGCGACGGGCATCCCGACCACGGCTATCGCCAATTTCCAGAGCACGATCCAGGCGTATCCGCTTTCGTCGTTCGCGGCGCCCACCGCGAACATTGCGATGGCGGGCTTCACCTTGACTGGCTTGGCCACGCCGACCGCATCTGGTCAGGCGGCCGAATATAGCTGGGTGATCGGCCGCAACCTCAACACGATCGCCAACGCGACCGCCACTACCGCCAATGTGCCGATGGGCGGCTTCACGTTCACCGGCTTGGCGACGCCCACCGCGAACGGGCAAGCCGCCGAATATTCGTGGGTGCTCAGTCGCGCGCTGAGTTCGTTCACCGGCGCGAACACGGCCAACGTTCCGATGAACGGCTTCACGCTGACTGGCCTTCCGGCCCCCACGGTTGCTGGGCAGGCGGCCGAGTATTCGTGGGTCATCGGCCAGGTGCAGTCGGCCGCAGCCGGCATCAGCTCGAAGCCGCCGGTGCAGTGCATCGCGACGTCGAACATAACCCTGTCCGGCCTGCAGACGATCGACGGCTACACCACGGTTGCTGGTGATCGCGTGCTGGTGGTGGGTCAGACGACGGCCTCGGCCAATGGCGTCTACAACGCGGCCAGCGGCGCGTGGACACGCACAACCGTCGACGGCTCTGCCCCGGGCGAGCTTGAAACCGGCGCTCTGTGGTTGGTGAACCTCGGCACGGTCAACCAGGGCTCGCAATGGCGGTTGACCACCACCGGCACCATCGTGGTCGGCACGACGTCGCTGACGTTCGTCCAGTTCGGTGCCGCGGCCGTCTACACCGCCGGCAATGGCCTGTCCCTGTCGGGCGGCCAGTTCTCCGTTAATCCGGTCTCGGGCGGTGGCATCCTGGTCGGTCCCAGCGGCGTGTCGGTCGATCCGACCGTGGTGCCGCACAAATTCTCACAGACCATCGGGGACGGAACGACCACCAGTTTCACGATCACCCACAGCCTCGGTACACAGGATGTGCACATGCAGGTGCGCCAGGCCGCATCACCGTTCGGCGTCGTGGAATGCGACATGTCGGCCACGTCAACCACCACCGCTACGATTGCATTCGCCCAGGCACCCGCGACGAATGCCTATCGCGTGGTGATCATGGGCTAATAGGCCATGGTGCTTCGTCTTTCGACGTTCCCGAGCGACGTCCGCGGGGTCGGGCTCGCCGGGCTTAGTACATCGACCAATGCGGCCATAACCGCAGCCGACAACGTGCTGTCGGCATTTGGAAAGTTGCAGGCACAGATCACGGCGGTATCTGCCACTGCCGCCGCTGCGCTACCAAAGTCTGGCGGCACGATGACGGGTGCGATCACGCTATCGGCAGATCCGGCATCGGCTCTACAACCGGCGACAAAGCAATACGTTGACGCACGCATAGCCACGACGATAGCGGCCAACAACACATTTGCGAACACCACATATACCAACATATTCCCTGGACAGACTTTTAACGACGGCCTCCAGGGAACAAATATAATAACCTCTAGTTCTCCCGTATTGGGGCAATACACTGGATTAGCCGGCTATGTCCGGAGTCAACAGTCACAATCTAGCGGGAACCAAAACGGCGTAGCGCTATTCGGCGCCGCATCTGCGGAAGTCAACGGAGCGGCAGTTTGGGGTGTCAATACACTTCTGCAAGATAGTGCATCGAGAGCGATCGGGTCCGGTACTGGGCGCATTCTTATCGGATATGAGGTCGATATAAATGTTATGTGCCCAGGCACGCAGATAATCGGATGTAGCGTCGGTGGTAATGGTTTATCTCAGCCAGGTAGCTCCAACGGCTACATTGTCAACTCACTAGGTAGCGGCATCAAATGGGGTGGCGGATTCGTGACGGAAGATGGCGCAGCGAATTACGCCCTCGCTATCGGTGCATCGTCGGCTGTAGCGGGGGCAAACTACTCCTCGCAGATCGTCGCCTTTAGCTTCTACGACAAGAACAGCGCCAAACAGTCTGCTACCATCCAGATGACCAGTGTTCCTGGGACGGCTGAAGGTGATTTTCTTATTGGTGGATCGGTACCGGTTGCGCTGACGATGCTCAACGGCAACATCAACATCACCAACGCTGGATTCCTCACGATCGGAGGCAACACCGTTGTCGGTCCCCGCGTCACGGGCATGGGAGCCGTCACAGGAGGTTCCAACCTTGCCTTCAATGCGGCCACTGCCACGCTTCAGCAAACGGCAGGAGCAGCAGCCTACGCCCTACAGGTTTTGATCAATCATGGACTGCTAGGACCATAGAATGGATAAGAACACTGCTGCCAACGCGCTGAACTTTCTTCAACGCGCACAACTAACTGGTAACGAGGTGGCGGCCTTTGTGGAGGTCACCCAAGCACTACATGCTATCGCCACCGGTCTAGTGGCGGTCAGCAAGCCTGTCCCGCAGGAACTGGCAGAAGAGCACCCGGCGTTGCACAACCAGCGCAGCCCTCGCAAAACGAGATCGGATGCGACGTCGGAGCCCGCAGCAGTAGCATCGTAGGCAACTCAGCGAAGCTCACCCGCGATCCATTGGGCTTTGCACGGGCGAATGGATTGCTGCTATAGGGCAATTGTTACCCTTTGCAGCGAGGCGCGGGCATGGCTTCCATTATTCCAGCGGGCCAATTCAACCCGGCATCGCTTCAGGCTTCTGGCTTCTACATCACGATCACGAACCCGCCGAGCTACATCACGGGCGTTCCGACTGATGTGGTGGGCATGGTGGGCACCGCGAGTTGGGGTCCGGTCAACACGCCGGTAAGCCTGGGTAGCGGGCAGGCCGCACAACAGGCGTTTGGTCCCATGTCGGCCGCGTCTCTGACCGATCCATTCGACCTCGCGACGGACCTTTCGTTGGCGTTCCAGCAGAGCGTCAGCCAGGCATCGCTGCAGGCATGGGCCGTGCGCGTGACCGACGGCACGGACACCGCCGCATCGGCTTCGCTGGCCGGCGCCGCGTCCGCAGCCGCCGCCACCGCCACGATCGCCGGCACGATCACCGCCGGCAACACCGTCAGCCTGACCGCCACCAGCACCGCCATAACCGGCAGCCCGATCACGGTCACCTATACCGTCCAGTCGACGGACACGATCAGCACCATCGCCGCCGCGCTCGGGAAACTGGTCAACAACAACGCCGCGCTGGCCGCCGCCAGGATCAGTGCTGTCGTGGCCGCTGCCGTCATCTCGCTGTACGCACCGACCACGCTGACCCCGGCGGTTGTCTGGACCGGCGCGGCGGGCGGCACGTCGCCGACCGAAACGGTGACCATCGGCACCGGGACGGCAACCACCGTCGGCGCCGTCGTGGCGATGCGCTACACGGGCACCGGCGGCAACTCGGCGTCCGGCAGCGCGCAGATGACGGTCGCGGCTGGCGTCGCCGCCAACACGTTCAATGTCGCGATCGTTCCCCCGTTCGGCGGCAATTCCGAAATCTACCTGGGCCTGCCGAGCGCTGGCTTCTGGCCGGCACTCAAGGCAGCGTTGAACCGCGGCATGTCGCCGGCACGTGGCCCGTCGGCCATCGTCTCGATCCCGGGCACCGCGAATGCCGCGGTTGGCGCTCCGACACCCGGCACGTTCACGTTCGCCGGCGGTACGGACGGCCGCAGCGGCGTTACCACCGCCACCCTGATTGGCAGCAACACCGCCCAGCCGATGACGGGCCTGTGGTCACTGAGCAACCTGAACCCGGGCGTTGGCATCGCATGGATCGTCGGCTGCACGGACCCGAGCAGCTTCCAGTCGTTGCTGCAGTTCGGGCAGTCGAATTCGGCGAGCGTCCTGGCATCCATGCCGTCCGGCACGAGCACCGCCGCCGCGCAAGCCGCGGTGCAGACCAACGGCATCGCCGATCCGGCGTTCAACTATGTCAAAGACTGGATCTACTTCTTTGACACGGCGAACAAGCAGCAGCGCCTGGTGCCCCCGACTGCTGTGATCGGCGGCATGTGGGCAACATACGCACCGCAGAACAGCCCCGACAACAAGGCGGTTCTTGGCGTCGTCGGCACCGAGCGGAACAACCCGCAGACCGGCAATCAGCCCTACACGCTGGCCGAGATCGGGCAGCTTCAGAGCGCCGGCATCACGATCGTCACGAACCCGATCAATGCCGGCAGCTTCTGGGGCACCTGGGGCGGCCGGTCGACCTCGCAAGACCCCGCGACGCAGCCCAGCGAATACTGGCGCATGACATCGTTCATCGCGCGGTCCCTCGCGGGCTTCGGTGGGAAATATGTCGGCCAACTCCAGAGCCAGCAGCTTTCCGATCCGCTGCGCCGCCAGGTGAAGGCCGAGCTGAACCAGTTCTTCAACACGCTGTTCGGGCTGGGGATGATCGACACGCTGGCGAGCGGCGGCGGCCCGGCTGCGGTGGTGCTGTGTGAGTTGAACACCGCGCCCAACGCATCGCCCGGCTACGGCATGAACACGCCGAGTTCGATCAGCCAGCACTTCATGTTTTCCATGTGCCAGGTGCTCTACCTGTCCAGCGTATGGTACTTCGTGCTGGCGCTGCAGGGCGGAACAACCGTCACGGTGAACGTGATCCAGGGGCAATCGGCGTAAGCGCCTGACAGGGGACAACGACTATGGCAATCTCGATCCAGGGGTTCAATGTCGGAACCGATGCGTCGTTCGTGATCACCGATAATTTCGGTGACATCATCATGGACAGCGACATGGGCTACCTCGATGACTTTTCCACCGAGAGCACCGACATCGATCTGAAGGTCACACCGATCACCACCGGCGGCGTCCCGATCTACCAGACGATTTGGAATGGCGGCACTGGCAGCGCGACCTATACGCGGTTCGGGCCCACCTTCCAGCAAATCTTCATGGACCTGATGGCGAGCTATTACGGCTCGGGCACCATCCCGCAGTTCGCGCTGCAACTGGACGTGCGGAACCGGAACGGCCAGGTCGACAGCTACCAGTATTCCGGGATGCAGTTCACCCGGCCGCGCTTCGGCAACTTCCGTGCCACACGCGAGGTCGATATGCGTTTCGGCATCAACTGGGCGACATGCACCGGCACCGGGGCGCTGCAGGCGTTCCTGAATGCCGTGGCGGCCGTCTGATAATCTGGAGTCCTTATGGCCGTCCAACCGAAGATCACCATCAACACCGATCCGGCTGCCGCCGCCGCTGCCATTGCTGCAGCCGCCCCAGGCGCCGCGCAGCAGGGGCAGTCAGCGGCCGGTCGCGCCGCTCGCCGTGCGATGGCCGAGCAGGCCCGCAAGGAAGCGCGAAGTGGCAAGGTGGCAGGCCAGGCTGAAGCTGATCAGGAGAAAGCCGAGGACCAGACGCTTGAACCGCGTGAGCCAATCGACAGCCTGACGTTCGAGCTGCCGAACGGGTGCATCGTGGAGTTCGGCCCGCCGGTGGGCGAGAGCCTGACCGTGAAGATGCTGCAAATCTACGGCAACCGGGATTTCAGCCGCGCCGAAGAAGACATCACCTGGACCATGTGCTGCCTCCGGACTGTGGACGAGAAGCCCGTGCGGATCGGGAACACGATCGACCGGGACAAATGGATCACGGTCATCGGCGATGAAGGCCTGGGCATCTTGCGAACGACGCTCAATCGTTACTGGCCGCCTCTGCGCCGTTACGATCTGAAGATCATCGAAAAAAAAATGCGCTGACCCGCGAACCGGGCGCACGCTGGATCTGCTGAGGGCCGGGTTCCAGTTCGCCGATACTTTGGCGATGGACGAAGAAACGTTGATCTTTTGGTGGTATGCGGCAATGAAGCATGCCGGTATGCAGATCGACTGGTCCACCGGTGAGGTCAAGGCGCCAAAGACATGATGACGTTCCGCCAGTTCGCTGAACACATGGAGCGGGCTGCGGATGCCGTTCCCGAGGCGATTGCCGGCGTCGTTGTGGAAGTGACCGCCCTGGCCGTGGTCCGCGCCAAAGACATGATTGGCACCTATCAGCCCGGTTGGGATCCGCTACACGAAGCCACGCTGATGGGCTTCTGGCATAAGCGAGGCCCCTACATCCCCGGCAAGAACGAGTTGGGATTTGCGCCACCGGATAACCCGCTGCTGCGTGACGGCGGCATGCGCGACTCGATCGAAGGCGAAGCGATCGACAATACCGGCGTGATCGGATCTCCCGAGAAAAAGATGCTCTGGCAGGAGATGGGCACGCCCAATGCGGACTATCCGATTGAGCCCCGGCCTGTGCTGGCCAAGGCGGTGATGGACTCGATCCCCGACATTGAACGGCTGTGTGGCGAGGCGATGGTCCGGCTGCTGACCCCGGAGGGCATCTGACATGCCCATCATGAGCTACGAGGTTGGCGCATCGTTCTCGATCCAGGATGAAGCCAGCGGCCCGCTGATGCGGATGTCCGAGGCCGCCACCGGCCTGGCCGAACGGGCGGAAGCGGTCACCAGCGCGTTCGAGAACCTTGGGCGCGTGTCGTTCGCGCGCATGACCAGGCAGCTCGGCGAGCTTGGCGCGACGGCCGAGAAATCCATTCCGGGCGTGGTGCGCAGCGTGGGCGTGCTGACGGCGGCGCTGGCGGATGCCAACGCTGCGGCGGTGCGGCTGTCGGACACGATGCTTTCACTGCGCGGCGGCCGCGGCGGCTTGGGCGGCGGTGGAGGCGGGGGCCGCGGCGGCGGCGGTGGAGGCGGCGACGGAGAGGGCGCTTTCTCCCCGCGCGACGGCTGGAACGAGGCTGCCCGCGAGGCCTATCCGAACGCTCGCTATTGGGACCATGATTACAACCAAGTCGAGCGGCGCATGCGGGGTGCGGCCGATTACGAGAATCGCGACAACGACTTGATCTATCGCAACCAGCGTGCGCTGGCAGAGCGCGAGGAAGCCGACCGGCAGGCGGCCTACATGAACATGCGCCGCGGTGCCGACTATGAGAACGCGGACGAGGACGCGCGCTACCGCAACCAGAGGTCTCTGGCCGAGCGAGAGAACGCCGACGAAGATGCCCGGTATCGGAGTAGCCGCGGTCTGGCTGAACGTGAGAACCGCGATTTTGATATCCGGCGCCAGGCGGAAGAGCGCGAGCAGGCGGCAATCAACCGCATGGGTTCGTTCGAGACACGCGACGGTTGGAATTCGGCCTCGCGCGAGGCCTATGCCAATGCCCAGTACGACAACGCCAACTATGACCGCATCAACAAGCCGCCGCCTGATCGTGGAGGCGGTATCGGCAGCCATGGCATCTTCAGTGGCATGGCCCCACTCATAGAAGCCGTTGGTGTCTATGGCTCATACAAGGGGGCGTTGAGCACGCAGCAATCGCTGATGCTGGGCGCCCAGGCGTTCAACGCTGATCCTGGATCCGACCAGGGTAAAGAGATCATGGAGATCCTGCGGCGGGCTGCCGCGGATGCCGCGATCGGCACCAGCTTCAGCCAGCAGCAGACTGCGGCCGGCGTGCCGCTGCTGGCACGGCCGTTTGCATTGGAGGGTGTGCAGGGCGCGCAGGACTTCAGCAAGGTCTACGCGGGCGCGGCGCGATCGGCCGAGGCGGTCGACCTGATGCGGCTCGGCAGCTTCGATGACACGTTGCAGGCCGCGATCGAATACGCGCACGAGACGCGGACCTATGACCCGCAGAAATTCCAGCACCAAATGGATGTCTTGGGCGCGATCACCACGCTGGTGCCGCACACGACGTTCGGCGCCGAGGCGCGGACGATGAGCTACATCGTTCCGATGGCGCGGACAGCCGGGATAGACCCGGAAGAGGCTGCGACCGCAACGGGCTTCCTCCAGCAGGGCGGCCTGCGCGGGACGGTGGCGGCGACGACGTTGCGCCAGATGCTGGTGGGCCTGACGCGCACCGGCGGCCCGATGAACGCACACATGACCAGCATGAGCCGACAGCTATCGCGCGGGCTGCACCTGCAACCGGAGGTGGACAGCCACCTGCGGGGTGGAGCCGGCAGCGCACACGTTCGCGCGCTGCACGATGTTGGGTATCTCGATGCCGCCGGCAAGCCGACGTTCCTGAATGCGCAGGGCGGCTTCGATCTGGAAAAGGCGATTGATATATTCTCGAAATATGCCGCGACGCACACGGCTTACGAGAATGAGACCGAGGCATACGATCTGTTCGGTGTTCGTGGGCAGCAGAGTGTCGAGCTGATTTCAGCCGCGAAGGAAAACTATCAGGCGTTCAGGGATCGCGTGCACCGGATGACAGACGATCCCGATCATCCATTCCTGCAGACCAAACGCGATGAGTTGAGCCAGGGCGGCTTGCAGGAGTTCGAGCAGGCGTGGGGGCGCATCAAGGATATCAGCAGCAACCTTGCATATGCGACGTTGCCTGGTTTCCAGGGCGCACTGGAAAAGGGCGTTCTGCCGGTGCTGAACCGGTTTTTCCAGTGGACGCAGCCGGACGCCGAAGGTCACTTCAGCATCGGCCAGCAGGCTGCCGGCTATGGCGCGGAGGGGGCGGCGGCTGTCGGTAGCACTCTCGGCATACGCTGGTTGCTGCGAAGCATCTTCGGCCGCGGTGCACAGAGGGTGGTGCCGCAAATATTGGGTGGCGGCGAAGCTGCTGCCGCTGGCGAAGGTGCGGCCGCCGCCGTCACGACCCTGAGTGTCGGCACGCTGGCGCTGGGCGTGGGTGGCGCCGCTGCGCTGGGTGCTGCCATCTATGGCGCCTGGCGTGGGGCGGTGAGCACCGGCACGGACATCGCCAAGCACGGCGAGCAGAACCAGGTGCCGATCGGATTCAACGAGTTCGGCCAGGCCCTGGGCTATCGGCCGGCGACCGATGCAGAGCTGGCGATGGCCCATCGGAACCTGCCGCCATCATCGCCCGCCGGCGGCGCGCGTGCGGCGGCCGGGCTGCAGGGCTACATCCCGCCGCCCCCGCCGATCGCCACAACGAGCGAGCAGATCCGGCTACGGCAGTACCAGGAGCAGCACGGGCAGACACCCATTCAGATCAGCGGCGTCACGGTCAACGTCCCGCCTGGCACGCCCAACGTGGATAGCATCAAGGCGCTGGTCGAAAAGCTGCTTGGAGACTTCGCCCACAAGCTGTCGGAAGCCATGACGCACAGCAGCGGAACGGGCGATGGCTCGTTCATGTCGCCAGCGATCGGCGGGGGGATCTTGTAGATGGCTGGCCTGGGAACACTCCCTCTGCAGATCGCCGGCGCGGTGGGCACCGCATCGCTGTCAGGCGACGTGCTCCAGCTCGGCAGTGTGGTGTTCGATGAAATCGGTCTCGAGGTTCCCGAGTCGCTGACGGGCGCCGGTGGCAGCCAGGCGATCGAAGAGCACAAGTTCCCGGGCGGGATCATCACGCACCAGACGTTCGGTGCATTCCCCGACGTCATCGAATGGCGCGGCCTGTTCACCGGGTCGAATGCTTTCAGCCGGATGCAGCAGGTTGACCTGATCCGGATCGCAGGGACCGAGGTTCCGCTGATCTTCGGGCCGAAGGCCTGGATGGGCCGGGTGGCGCACTTCGCGCCCACGCCACGGCATCGCTGGCTGATCCCGTACAGCATCCGGTTCCTGCCGCGGGTGGACATCAGCAACTCGGTGCCGTCGCAGCCGACACCCACGCCAGAGACGCAGCTTGGCGGTCAGACGACGGCGCTGGCCACGCTGGCGGGCGGCACGCCGTTCCCGATGCCGGTCGCGCTCGTGTCGCCGGTAGCCGCGCTGCTGACCACCACAGCGCTGGCGCTGTCGGCCGCCAACGGCATTGTCGCCAGCATCGCGCCGGTCGGCTTGGCAGCCATCGAGGCGGCCGTTCTGGCGGTCACCGTGGCGACGGCGCCGGCGATCCAGCAGGTAGACCCGCTGGCCGGCTTCATGGCGCTGGCGTGTGCTGCGCGTGCCGCGACGATAGGCCGGATCGTGCAGGTGCCTGTGCTGCCGACACAGACGACGCTGCAACTGGTCAACCCGAACTTGCCCCTGCTGGCCGCGCAATATCTCGGCGACGCCACGCAGTGGAGAACAATCGCGACGCTGAACGGGCTGGCTGATCCGCTGCCGGTCGGCTCGTTCGCCATTCAAATCCCGCCGTCAGCATGACCGCATTCACAATCACCACGACGGTGGGCGGCAAAGCGTTCCCGATCACAGGGTTCGACATCACATCCGGCGTCTTTGGATCGGTCGGACACATGACCAGCACCAGCAGCATAACCATGCTGACGTCGCTGGGGATCGACCTCTACAGCATGGCGGCAAATGCCACCGCGCCCGTTGAGATCACAGTGGCAATCACCGCAGACCAAGGTCCGGCTCAACTGATCTTTGGTGGTGAATACCTGGACGCAGACTGGGACTATGATCGCGACTCGGTCTCGATCCATGCGCGTGATTGGGCTGGCCAACTGGTCGATCAAAAGCGAGTCCTGACGAACATCGCGGCCGGCGTCGAAAAGCTGCTGGCACCGCTCGCGCCGGGCAAAGATCCCGCATCGCTGGGGACCAGCAACGTCAACCAGACGCTGGCACAGATCGTCACATCGATCGCCGGGCAGTTTGGCATGACCCCGGTGCTGAACCTGACCGGCGGCCTGCCCGGAAACACCAAGATCGGCACGCTGTACGGAACCACCGATCAGACGTTTCTCGCCACGCCGCAAAGCCTGTGGGAGATCCTGAACCAGCTTGCCCGCGACACGGGATACGACGTCTATGTCACGCCGCAGAAACAGCTTGTGTTTGGCCAGGCGGGCGCCGGCCTGACGCCGCTGAACCTGACATGGAAAACGAACCCCGTGCCGAACGGGGCCGTGCCATGCCGGGATCTGCACATTCAGCACCACCCGCGGCGGAACGCGACATTCCGCGTGGTGGTGTTCAGCTACGACCCGGCCAAGGCGCAGCAGACCACGGGCTATGCCACCGTCATCGGCGCCAACATGGCTGGCTCGGCTGGCCTGAAGCCGGGCATCTGGGTCGGGCCGGATGCCGTCGCCGCCAACGCCAAGCTGGCCAACGTAAAGGAAGGCGGGATCAGTTCGACGCAGGTGCCCCTGTATTCGTTCCGCAGTGACGGGCTGACCCAAGCCCAGGCGACTGCGCGGGCGCAGACCATCGCGATCGACATCGCGAAGCGAGAGCTGATCCTGTCGTGTGAGATCGACGGCTACCCGGGGGCGACACCCACGCAGCCGGTCAACATCAGCGGACAGGTGGATCCCAACTTCGCGGGCAATGGCTTCTATCTGAATGGTTTCCAGCACCGCTTCGTCATGCCGAAAGGGGATGCGCAGGGCGGCGGTTTGATCACGCGGATCAAGGCGCTCGATATCCCAACGCTCGGCACCGGCGCGACCGGCAATTCGGATGGGCCCGCGATATGAACGGTGACGAATTCGCGCACTCCGTTCGGCAATTGGCACAGCAGCAGATGGCCGACTTTCGGCCGATCCTCTACGGGCACATCGCGACCTATGACCCGGCCGGACATCGGGTGAAGGTGATCATTCCTTCGCTGCGCGATGACGATCCGGCCCCGACCGAGTCGGGCTGGATGCCGCTCAACAGCATGTCGATCGGCGCCGGCTATGGCGTCCAGGTGGCACCCTTCGGTGGCGCCACGATCGACAACCCGACCGGCGGCGAACAGGTGCTTGTCGGCCTCATGGACCATAAGCGCGGCGTGTGTGCGTGCCTGGGGATGACATTCAACGGCGTCATGCAACCGCCGGCAACGGTGCTGGAACAGCCGCTTCAGCCGGGCGAAACGGTCATCTTCAACAAGTCGGGGACGTTCTGGCGGTTGCACTCGAACGGTGATGTCGAGACCAACGCACAGGGCAATGTGCTGGTGACCGCAGCCCAGAACGTGTCGATCACCAGCGCAGAAACGGTCACCGTCACCGGCACATCCCAGATCGATATCCTGTCGGGCAACGTCAATCTGGGCGCCGTCGGTGGGAAAAAGATCGCGCGAGATGGCGATCCGGTGATCAGTGGCACTATACAGGCCAGCACCACAACGGTGTTCTCGGCATGAGCGGTTTCGATCTTGATCTGGAATGGAGTGGCGACCTGGTGCTATCGCCGGCCGGCACATTGCAGACGGTGACCGGCCTGCCGCGCGTTCGCCAACGCATCATTCGCCGCTTTCTCAGCAACTCGGCGCAGCAGCTACCGGACGGAACATTCACCCCGCCCACATACCTCTTCGACACCACCTATGGGATCGGCGGCGGCGCGCTGGTCAGCCAGAACCCCACGCGCGCCTGGCGTAATTCGCTTATCGCAAAAATCACGCAGGCAGTCCTGTCCGACACTGATGTTGATCCTGGGGTTCAGCCACAAGTCGTGATACAGCAGCCACAGCCCAACATGATGATGATCTATGTGGGGTTCCAGTTGATTACCGGGCAGTCTGGAAGTTTCGGCTTGCAGATTGGGTAGCCCGGCGCGAACGGAGCGCTTGGCGAATGACCCTGCCGACCCAGACCCCGCAACAAATGATCGATTCGATGGTGGCGAGCTTTGCCGCATCGACGGGCATCCCGCCGGTCTTCACATCGGGCGACGCGCTGCTGGCGTTCTTTCAGACGCTGCAGGTGCAGATTGAATTCCTGCAGGGCCTGATCAGCCAATTGGTGCTGCTGACCCGCGCGCAGACATCCACCGGCGCGGACCTCGATAGTTGGATGGCACAGTTCGCATTCCCGCGGCTGCCGCCCACCTATGGCGACGGCGACGTAACATTCGGGGCCACCCAGCCCGCAGTGAACCCCGTCAGCATCCAGGCTGCGACGCTGGTGAATGGCGTCTACCAGGGGGGCGCCGTCATCCAGACGTCGAACGGCGGCATCCAGTACCAGGTCGTGCCGGATACCAACAATGCGGCCTACAGCGCTGCCACCAACAGCTACGTGCTGGCTGTCGGCCAGACGAGTGTGACGGCATTGGTCCAGGCATTGACGGCCGGGTCGGCGTCCAACGTGGCCGCCAATGCGCTGATCGTCATCGCTTCGCCGCTGCCTGGCATCAACACCGTGACGAACCCAGCACCGATCACCAATGGCGTTGACGCCGAGACGGATGCGGCGTTCCGAGCCCGCTTCGTGCTCTATCTGGGCACGCTGGCCAAGGCGACCAAATCCGCGATCGTCGCCGCCGCGGCCGGCGTGCAGCAGGGGCTGCTGATCAATCCGGTTGAGAACGAGAACCCGCAGGGCGTCACGGTCTCTGGCAGCTTCACGGTGTTCGTAGACGACGGCTCGGGCGACCCGCCGACCAGCCTGATCGACAACGTTTTCACCGCGATTGACGCGGTACGCGCGTTCGGGGTCCAGGCGTTTGCCGCCGGCCCGAATGTGACGACGGCGACGATCGGGCTGCTGATTCGTGTGGCAGAGAATTTCGTGACAGCAACGGTGATCGCCGCCGTCCAGAATTCGATCGCGGCGTCGACAAACCAACTGGTCGCCGGCGAGACGCTGTATGTCAGCGCGATCATCGAGGCCGCATTGTCGGTGCCAGGGTGCGCGGCGGTGAATGCCCCCACGGTGACGATCAACGGCACCGCTGCTGACTTCACGCCATCCGCCGCATTTGAGATTCGCACGAGCGTGCCGAACATCGCCGTCGGCACATACTGATCCAGGGAGCCGATCGATGACATCGCTGACCACGTACTTGGCTGACAAGCTCATTGATCATTCCAATGGCGTCACCGCATACGCGATGCCGACGGTGTGGATAGCACTGATCCGCGCCACAGCCGGCCAGTCGCCGCGATCCGCCGCAGTGACATCCGGCCAGACCACGGTGCCGGCGACGCCCAACGGGCACATGTATCGCTGCTCGGCATCGACCGGCAACACCGGGAGCGCGGAACCGACATGGCCGACCACACCCGGCGGTACGGTGACAGATGGCGGTGTGACCTGGACCGAAATGACGCCAGACTTTCAGGCGAACAACACCAACATCACCAGCAATGAGGCGAACTATACCGGCTATGCGCGGGCGGCGCTCGCCGGCCTGATGGGCGCTGCGGCGAACGAGAGCGCGTCGAATTCCGCAGCGATCGGCTTCCCGGCCTGCACAGGTGGGACGAATGCCATGGGCGGTTGGGTGTCGTACGATGCTTCGACGGCTGGGAATGCGCTGAAGTGGGCAGTGGTCAACGCGCCGACCACAGCCCCGCTCGCCGTGTCCACCGGTATCACACCATCGTTCGCCGCCGGCGTGTTGACAACGCAGCAGTCGTAAACAGTCCGCGGCCGTGACGAACCTCGTCGCCAGTTACACACCGGGCGTAGAGCGGAATGACTTCGGCGAATATGCTGGGATGCAATTCAAGCCCAGCGTAGCAATGTTGGTGTCGCAGCTTGGTTGTCGAATGGCGACTGGCAATACCAGCATGACCGTCGTCTTGACCGACGTGACTGGTGCCACAATTCTAGCATCTGCTGTGGTCTCTTTCTTAGGCGGGACGGTCGGCAATTTCTACTATGCGCCGATTAGTCCGATCACCTTGGCATCTGGGACGGCGTATTGTCTTTTCGCCGAAGTGTCCATCGGCGGCCCGATGTGGGCGGACTCTGGCCCGGTCACGCTGAACAACGCTACCGCCGTGGCGGCTGCTGCCGAAGATAATCTTGGCGGGACTTTTTTACAAAATCCCAATGAGTCCTATGTGGGCGTCGATCTCGTCATCGGAAGCACTGGCAACCTAACCGGCACCGCCGTTGCCACATCCACCGCGACAGGCATCCTATCCGGTAAGGGCGCGCTGACCGGAACCGCGACCGCTACGTCAACGGCCGGCGGCGCACTGGCCGGGCGCGGCGCACTGGCCGGGACGTCGACAGCAACATCAACAGCCACAGGGGCCCTCACCGGCCGCGGCGCTATAGCTGGCACAGCCACCGGAGCATCCGCCGCCGCTGGCATCCTGACGGGGCGCGGCGCGCTATCCGGCACGGCTGTTGCGGGCTCATCAGCAACCGGTGTGCTGACGGGATCGACTGGCACCAGGCCCCCTGTCATTCCGGCACCAGTTTCACCGATGTTGCGAGTGCTATCCGTTTCGGACATGGTGCGGGTCGTAGCTGTGTCCTCGGTTGCGCGTGTGGTAGAGGCGCCTGTCATGTCAACAGTCACACCGATCCGCCTGCCCAGCATGATCCAGGGGTCAAACGACACCCGCGGCATCGATACGTTCCCATCGCTCCGGATCGAGGGCGATACGGTGGTGTCGATCACGGGCATCACGGTGACCCGACGGGATGGCACAGCAACGGGCGACAACGATCTAAAGATCACACCCCAGGGCTTTGCAGCGCCATGGATCGCCGCCAGCCCGAACCCCAATGCCAACAGCGCGCTGACGGTGGTGAACTGGTGGCAGGGGGCCGGCGCGTCGATCGCGGCCGCGGGTGCGGTGGACTATGAGCTGCAGGTGTCGTTTCTGACCACGGCCGGGCGGCCGCTGATATACACCGCCTACCAGCTTGTTTCGCCAACGCTGGGATAAGCGCCATGGCATCGACGCCCACCATCATCCCGACACTGACGCCGGCACAGTTCGCGCAGCGGCTGGGCGCGCTATTCCCAGACGGCTGGGCCAGTGCCGATGCTGTGAAAGGCGGCGCGGCGTTCGCGTTCCTGTTGGCTCTAAGCCAGGGCCTGACGGCTGTGCTCGGCCAGGTGCAGTATGCCGACCGGGCGGTTCTGGTGGGGACCGAGACGGCGCCAGAGCTGGACCTTGCGGCACAGGATTTCTATGGCAGCGGGATGCCGCGGCCGCCGGGCATGTCGGACGCCGCCTATGCCAACCAGATCCTGTCTGGCCTGTTCCGATCGGCGGCGACCCGAGCTGCCCTGTCGGCGGCGCTGGCGGCGCTGACCGGCAGCGTGCCGCGGATGATTGAGCCATGGAACCCGGGCGATACTGGCGCGACGGATGCGGTCAGTTTCCTGGACGTGGACACGATCAACAACCCGATGCTGGTGTCAGGCGAGGAACGATATACCGGGTTCATCGAGACGGCGCCCGCCGCCGGCATCGCGCCGCTGTCGGGCAACGCGGTCCCTACGCTGGATGATGGGCTGTGGATCGATGTCGCCGGCAGCCTTGTGGCCGACATCGAAAGCGGCTCTGCCAGCAGCATCTACGCCCTGATCAATCAGATCCGCGCATTCGGCATCACGATCGGCGTCAAGATCGTGGGCGCCAATTCGTTGCCAACACCAGCACAGGTAGCGATCTACGACGAGTCCCGATATAACACGGGCGTCGTTTACGGCTGAACAACGTTCGGGGCCCACTATGAACCGCAGCATATGGTACTCGCAGCAACAGTGGCGCTCGTTCGACATCACGGCATTTGAACACGATGTGCTGATGGCGCTCGCTGCGACCACGCAAGAACTGCTGGGCAGCACAACGACAGTCATCGCCGGAATTTCAGCGACGCAGACCAGCCCCGCGTCGCTGACCATCAATCTGTCCGGCGGGAATATCTACCAGTTGGCCGATGCCGATGCGGTCGCTGTGGGCACGATCCCACAAGACACCACCACGATCATGCAACAGGGCGAGTACGACGGCGGCCAGCTCACATTCAGCGCGGCCAGCATTCCGGCGGGGCAAAGTCAGTATTTCCTCGTGCAAGCACAGTTCAGCCAGTCGGACGTGGTGCGAAGCGGTGACCCGAACGGAGGCGTGTCGCCGTTCTACAACACCGCGAACCCCGCCCAACCGCTGAACGGGCAGGGCGGTCTTGGGAATGTTTCGCCGAGTGAACGGCAGGGGAAGTGTATCGTCCAGGTCATTTCTGGCGTGGCTGCCACCACTGGGTCTGAGACGCCGCCCACGCCAACGGGCGGCTGGGTGCCGCTCTACCTGATCGTCCTGACCAACGGCCAGACACAGATCACCAACGCCGAGATCCTGACCGCCGGGCCGAGCGTCGGTGTCAATGTGCCAACCAACTATCCCTTTGCACCGTTTCTTGCCGGGCTGCTGAACAGCCACCACAGCGGCAATCCAGGGCAGGCACCGAAGATCAATCTGGCCACCGAGGTACAGGGCGTGCTGCCGGCGGCGAACGTTGCCAAGTCGGGAGGTATGCAGGCATTCACATCGACGGGAAATTTAACCGTTCCGCCGAATATATTCGCGGTCGAATACGAAGTATGGGGCCCTGGCGGCGGTGGCGGCGGTTCGCTGGGATCGAACAGCGGCGGTGCAGGAGGCAGCGGCGGCGGATATTGCAGAGGCGTTGCATCAGTCACGCCGGGGCAGGTGATCCTCGTGACGATCGGCACACCAGGCGCGGGCGGCACAACCACCCCAACCAATGGCGGAAACGGCACCACATCAAGTTTTGGACCGTTTGGCTCTGCGACTGGCGGCGGTGGCGGCGGGGCTGGAAATGGCGTCGTGTCGGTCTCGGTGGGCGCTCCCGGAAACGGCGCCGGAGGCGCGGTCACCATCCAGGGTTCTTTGGGCACATTCCCAACAGAACCAGTATCGGGCACGATCAGCGTCGGCCAGGGCGGGTCGGCATTTGGCACCCCGGCCAATTTGCAGAGCAACACGACGATTGTTAGCAATGGTGTGGCCGGGGTATTCCCGGGTGGCGGCGGCTGCGGCGGTGCTCTAGGTGGTGCTGGCGGCGCCGGCGCCGGCGGTCTGTGCGTGGTGAAGTGGTAGGCGTGGCTCTGGCCAGCACCTGACGCTGTTCCTTTCGCATAGGGGACGAAACATGTTGTCGCTTTTCAAATCCGTGGGTAATGGGCTTGGACCCTGGGAGACCCACCACATGACGCAGGAACGGGACCAATTCAACAGCCTGGCCGTCGCATGGGCCGGTGTTGGCCTTGCCGCTCTGGTGGCACTCGGCACACTGGCCAGCGCCTATTACGAGACCAAGACCAAAGTCGAAGTCACGGGCGTTGTCACGACGGATGACATCGCCAAGCTGGCCAAGCAGGGCGAGGATCTGACCAAATCGATCAACGCGCTCAACCTGCAGATCGCGCATATGCCGACTACAAGCGCGCTGGAGAATTTGGCGGCCCGCCTCGATCAGCACACCGGCCAGATTGCGGATCTCTACAATATCACGACCGGGCTCAGGCATGATCTCGACAACCGCGTGCCGTTACCGATGTACCGGAACCCGCGGAATTGACCCGGGCGCTCGCCCTCGCGCTGCTGCTGGCGGGCTGTTCCGCGCCTGTGCCACCGGCGTTTCCCGACTGTCCGGCACCTGTTGCGACACCGGCGGGTGTCCCGAAGCATCCGACCCGGGCACAGACCGACGCGCTGGAGATACGGGTTGAGCTGTGGGCCGAATCTCTACTCCACCGCGGCAATGCGTGCGCTGATGCGGTTGATGCGCGCGATGCGTGGATCAGGACGCTGAAGTAATCGCCCGCGGTTTTGTGTCGCGCTGTTGCGCACCAATGTCCATTTCTGATACGTGCCCATGTGGGAACCGAAAGGATCACCCGCATGGCGGCGATCAATTACCAGACCGCTCTGAATTTCGTCTGGCAGCCCGGCTTCGATGACCCCAGGGATGGATACCATGTCACGCCAGGCGACGCCGGCGGCGGCACCAAGGGCGGTGTTATCGAGGCCACCTGGGCGGCGGCCGTCGCCAAAGGGCTTGTGACGGGCACGCTCGCGGACGCGACAAACGACCAGCTTGCGGCCGTCCTGCGTTACGACTGCTGGGGCACCGCATGCGACACGTTGCGTGCCGGCGTGGACCTGATGCTGTTCAACGGGCGCATGATGTCGGGCGGTTACCCGCGAATCTTCCAGAAATGCCTAGGCGTGTATGTGGACGGCGACATTGGCCCGATCACGCTGGCCGTGGCGGCGAAAGCGAACCCCGCCAGCCTGGTTGAAGCGCTGACCACCGCGCACCTGGCATACCTGTCGCAGCTTTCATCTTGGCCCGAGTTCAAGAACGGCTGGACGCACCGCTGCGAAGCCGCACAGACCGCTGCGATCGCACTGATCGCGCACAAATAGGAGACACCCGTATCATGAGCGAAACCACACCCGTGCAGCCGGCCGCGCCGGTCGCCGTCACGACCACCGAGGGCTTCTGGGCCAAGCTGTACGAGAGCGCCGCCCGCGTGTGGCACACGCTGGTGCAGGCCGATGCCGAGATCGTCGCGGTCGACAAGGCGCACCCCGAGATCGCGGCCGCGGCGACTGCGCTGGAAGCGATGGCCCCCCCGAACGTGCGCATGGGCATCGAAACCGCCAATGAGGTCGCCGATGCGGTGAACAACATCATCGTGCATGCCACCGATGCCGGCGTGCCCGCGGCGATGGTTGCGGCCAAGACCTGACCCCGTTTCTCCACCCCAACCAGACTACCAGCGCCTGAAAGGCACCCACACAATGAAGAATCTTCGTCGCATCGGCATGCTTGTCGGCAGCGTCTCGCTTCTCGGCTTGGCCGGTTGCTTGGCCGGCTGCTCCAATTCGTCCATCACCAGCGCGCTGTCGTCCCCCGCGGGCCAACTGTTCTGCGCGATCCAGACCAACGGGGGCGGCACGGCGGTGGTCGGTCTGCTCGACGCCCAGGCGTCCGCAGCAGCGCCGACGTTGGCACCCGTCGCCATCATCGCCACCGGCGCAGCCAAGGCCCAGGTGGATGCGGACTGCGCCGCAGCGGGCACGGGCGGCATCGCGGTTTCCCCGCCGGCCAATCCCGCCACGGTGCCGCAGATCGCCATCGTCCCACCCAAGCCGGCGGCCTAACGCCTACATGATCCCCACCGATGACGCGCTGATCCTTCTGTCGCAGGACAGCTACAGCGCGTCGCCGGCGGGGGAAGTCTATGACGTCGGGCCTGACCGGCTCGTCGTCACCAGGCTCCCCGGCGTCATCGTCCTGGCGATCCGTGGCACAGCCAATCTTGCGGGCTGGTGGTTGGACTTTCGGATTTCACAGAAGACCATCAGGGCGCATCCCAAGCTCGGGCCGCTGGAAGCCGGGTTCGCCGCCGGTGCCGATGCCATCTATGGCATAGCCGCGCCGCTCGTTGCGGCCAGCCCTGGCTGCCTGATCGTCATTGTGGGCCATTCTCGCGGCGCCATCATCGCGCCGATCCTGGCCGCTCTATTCGCCGCCGATGGCGTGCGCGTGACCTGGTGTTGCTGCATCGAAAAGCCGTGGGGAAACGGTGCCGTGATGCGCGCCCTGCTGGATCAAGCTGGTGTCCGCGGCGTCGAATGGTGGCATGGCGATGATCCCGTGCCGCTTGTGCCCGCCGAACTCGGGTTCGTTATGGCCAACTTTCCGATCAAGCATTTCGGTCGGTGGACGCTGGACCCGTTCGACAGTCACCTGATGGGTGGCATCGTGGCCGATCTGCATGAAGTCGCCGCACTGCAAGGTGTGCCGGTCGCTTAGGACCGGCCCACTGATCAGCCGTGCCCTGCAGTCGATGGACCCGGCATGGCGACGTCCGAAACCGCCTGATCCAGATTGACGATCGCCGTCTGCCGGGCAATGTCGCGCTCGTCCGGATAGCACATCGCAACGCAGTAGCCGGCGAGCCGCCCGAATACCGCTATGATTTCCATGGTGCGAATCGAAGGGTGCCGTTCGCATGCACGCTTCATCTCCGCAATCATCTCGTCCTTGAACGCCTCGTGTTCGGCGTTGGTCTTCATTGTGCGCGGCATCAGCTTCCCACCTGCTCTTGTGTGCCTTCCCAGACAAATTCATCCAGCGGTCGGTGCTGGCCGCATGCGCAGCAGAACGTCCCGGTGTAGAACTCCGGACACCTGGCATACGTCTCAGCGATCGACTGCGACATTGTGGTGCGCGTCCCGCAGCCGTTCCTGCCGGGATTTACCAGAATGGCATAGCCCGATGATGTGGCGAGAAACGTCGCGCCAAGCCCAACATGTAAGTAGGACCGGCGCACCGGCCGCACGAAGCCCTTGGCCCGCTCGGCTTCGGTAAGAACGACGTATCCCTGTTGCTGCCCGTCCGGCCGCAGCTCGCGGTGAGCGGGCGTGACCGGCGAGCCATCGGTCAATACCCGCTGATCGCGGTCCACGGGCGGCGGTAGTTGGTCCAGGCCGAACAGCCTTTTTAAGTTGAGCACGCTTCCATTCCTCTCTTCACTTCGTCCCAGGACTTCCAGCCGCGCTCGCGCAACCCGGCGGCATAGTCCACCGGCGGCCGGATCGGGTGCCAGTCCGGATCGCAGAACAACCGCCAGTGCATGACGGTCGCCTCGTCCTGATCCTCACGCAAAGCCGGCTCATACCACGCGCGATCGGCGTGCGGGTGGAACAGCGCATGCGCCCAGGTCAGCGCCAGCACGTGATCGAATGGGGCTCGGGGGATGGCTATGCCAAGCCGCGCGAGGTTCGACAGTGAGCCGGTCAGCATGGGGTCCATGGCCGCTCTTGGCTCGCGGAACGACAGCGATAGCGCGACGTAGCGGCGCAACTCGAACGGCCGGGGCGTGCCGGTGCCGACGGTCTTCACACCGCACACACGCATCAGGCTGACCATGGTGCCCGTCTGCCAGTGGAAGACGGAGCACTGATCCTCGTATGCCTGGCGCGACGCGGACGGCTGGATGCCGCCCGACGTGCTGCCCAGCATGGCGTTGGCGCGCATGGTGGATGTCACCATGCTGGGGATCGTGACGGTCATCTCCGAGCCAGGACGCCCTGCCAGATCGACGCCAGCGCATCCACCTTCACCGCGCCCGCCAGGATCGGATCGCTCGGAATGCGCAGCTCGTTCCCGGTGCAGTAGCGGTAGCAGTCGGGGAACGTCTTGGGCGCGTTGGCGTGCACCAGCGCCTTCATTTCTTTCAGCGCATCCATCACCCGCGGCGGTTCGATCCACTCCATGCCGGCATCGCGGAATGACCGGCGCAGCACCTTCAGCCAGAAGTCGGCGCTAAACAGCACCAGCGCATCGCACTCGGCCAGCTTGGCGGCATAGTCCTCCATCACCGGCCGGATCAGCCTGCCGCGATCGGCGGCGATCTCGCGTGTGATGCCGTGTACCTGGATCGCCCCGGGCTCGAATGTCCAGTCGGGGTCTGGCCAGATCAAGTCAACCAGCGGGGATGTATCACCATCGGTGCTGATGGTCATCATGGCCATCCTGACCATGTGGGGCTGGGCCGGATCGTCCGGCTTCAGCTTGAATTGCCACATGCCAGCCGTCTCGGGCGTCACGCAAAGATACCGCATTTTACTTGCCTTTCAGCTCGGCCAGCTTGTTGAACACGAAGTCGTCAACCATCTTGAACAGGTCCGGACGATCGCGTTTGAAGCGCGCCATCAGGGTCTGGAACACGCCCATGCCGCATACGGCACGAATCTCGTGCTCGTTCTTGCAGGCACCCACGTCCGCCATGCGGTCCATCGCCCGTTCGCGGTCGGCGTCACGCTCGGCAGGCTTGTCACCTGCAGCGGGCTGCTGCTGGGCCTGGTCGGCGGCCGGCTCGCCACCGGCGTCATCGGGCATGCCGATCTCAGTCTTGCGTGCCTGAATCGCCTGCTCGATCGCCATCTTTGTGGCCCGCGGCATCGGCGCATAGGTCGGCTGGTTGATCGCGACCCAATCGATGATCTGCCCAGGCTTCGTGACGGAGGCCAGCGACATACGGACGGCAGCGACATAGGCGGCCAGGCCGGGCCGGCCCTGCTCGTTCTGCGGCACATGGACCAGCCAGAACTTCGGGTTCGTCTCGCCGACACCTTCCGTGTGGTTTCCGCCATCCTCGGCAGACTCGGATTCGGCCGTGCCGTCATCGGCTTCGCCCGGCGTGTCCTGTTCGATCTCGGCCAGGATTGTGGTCGCTTCGCGCGACGCGGCGCGGGCGTCTTGGATGGGATCGGCGTTGCCCTCTTTCAGAGCATCAGGATTGGACGATTTCCGCCATTCATCGACAAACCGCTTGGCGAACGTCACGGGGTTGTCGAAGAAACCATCGTCAACCATCTCGCCGTATTCGTCGGAGAGGTAGAACACCACGGCGTCGGCGGGCAGCTGCTGGGCCTCGGCGGGCTTCGGCTGTTCATCCTGTGCGGGCGCCGCCGGCTTGGCCTGCTCGGGCTGCTTCTGGCTCTGCGTGGCGCCGCCGGGATAGTAGTCAGCGTCCGACGGCGGGGGTGGTTCGTCGCCGGCCGGCGGGCCGCCAGCATCAGCCTGTGGCTCGGCCCGCTGCGTGGCGTTCGCCGGCTTGCGCACGTCCGCCGCCCGCTTGGCCAGTGCCCTCTGCTCGGCCGCCAGCTTGGCTTTCTCGGCTTTCTGCGCCGCCGCCCGGTCGGCCGCAGCCCGATCCTGTTGCGTGGTGTCCGTCGTGGTGGTGGTGGTCTGCTGCTGTTGCTGCTGCGTCTGACCGGTGTCTGCCGGCCGGCGGTCACCATAGGCCGCGTCAGGCGGATCGGCATCGAAGTCAACGCCATCCATGGCGGCGTCAAGGATATTGCCGGTCTCGTCAATCACCGTGCCGTAGTGGACGCCACCGCGATCGCCGCCCTGGTCCAGCACGATCGCCGCGCTCAACTCCGGACTGGTCGGGATCCACTTCGACAACTGGTTGAACGCGGTCTTGGATGCCATCGGAATGACGTGCTTGACCCACGGCGCATCGGTGTAGCCGCGTGGCAGGGCATAGCCCTTCTTCTCGGCTTCCTCTTTGGCGTAGATCGCCGCCTGGTAGCCCTTGCTGCTGTTGCGGATCGCCAACACGTCATCCCACAGCATGACCTCGAACGGCATGCCGCCGATCTTGGTGTTGGCCGTTGCATATGCGTGGGTCGGGGTGCCGGTCGCCTTTGCGACAAGCTGCTGGTAGCGCATCGAATGATGCGAGCCCTTTTCCCAGGCGAACTTGTCGCCCTGGCACACCACGTCCGCATCGACCTGGGTGATCTGGCCGGACCGGAACGACAGATCGACCATGCCCTTGTAGCCGATGACAAGCTGGGCCTCGTAATTATCGACCCACGCATTGCCGACCTTCTTCCTGCCCTTGAACGGGATCAGGTAGGCGTGGCCGAGCGGGGTGTTGATCTCGAGGCCGAGTGCCGAGCACGTCAGCATCTGACCCAGCACACTGCGCATATCGCACTGCAACAGCAACGGCTGCTTGCCGGTGGCCTGCACGAACGTGCGCAGCAGGCGATCGGCGTTCATGTGCTTGGGCGTCGCCGCCTTCATACGCTCGATGAACTCGCCGCACTGGAAAGCCTGGGCCAGCGTCTTGCAATCCGCCAGTCGGATCGTCGTCGCCCGGGTGGGTGCCGGGACGTTCGATGTTTCGTTCATAGGTTCTCGCTAGTTGGGGGTCAGAAAGGATCGCTGTTGTTGGGGCGCTAAAACGGAATGTCGGCCATATACCAGAGCGATTGGCCGCCCTCGGTGGTGAAGCGGTTGAACGTGGCGGTCTTCGGTTCCCGAATGAACGCCCGCACGGCAGCCTTTGCATCATCGATCGAAGTGGCTTCGACCAAGCAACTCATGCCATGCGTCGGCTTTTCAGCCCACATACTCAGGTCTGCCGCGCAAGGAAGTTTCGCCGCGCCGAGCCCGTCCGACGTCACCTGATACAGCCGGTCCAGGATCGCATCGTGCGCGTAGATAGCGACCGGCGGCCTGGCGGGCTCGACCTCGGGAAATTCGGTGTCCATCTCGGGCGGCGGCGTGATGTCGACCAGCCGATAACCGTTGTCGTTCCAGTCATCCAGCACATCGATCAACTGGCCGGTGCTGACGTCGATGCCTACCCGCGCGAACAATTCGTTCAGGTAGCGCATTGCCTTCAATGTGGGTTTGTCCATGTTCAGCGCCTTGTGCTTAGGTTTTCTTCGAACTCGAAGCGAACCCCGGGGATGGTGATGGTTGGCGAGCTGCCAGCCCCCTTGCCGCCGGGCGGGATGCTGGCCTTCATCGCGGCGTCGATCAGCGCCTGGGACGGTACGCAGTGTTCGCGGGGAACGGCCCGCGGATCGACAATGACCGCCTTCCACTTGCCGCGCAGCGACGACATCGTGCCCAGATCGCCATAGACACGGCCGGCTTCTTTGGTGCTGGGCAGCTTGGTCCGGAACGGCGATGGCTCGTGCGGCGCGTTCAGTGCCGCCTCTTCCGCCGCGATCGCTGCGTCAAGGTCAGCCGCGCTCATCGTCTCGGCGGCTTGCGTGTTGGCCCGCTCCGCTTCTTCCTGCAGTTCGCGCTGCCGCTTCTGCTCGGCATCCTGCTGCTCGCGGATCAGCTTCTGGCGGGCCTCTTCAGCCTTGCGCCGCTGGTCCTGCGCGAACTTGGTCAGTGGCCCGTTCAGCTTCGCCGCGCCCGCGCGCAACTGATCCGCCAGTTCGGTCTTGAAGATGCCATCGATGATGCGTGTGGCATCCAGGATCGGCTTCTTGATCTCGGCGCGCAGCCCGACCGACGAAGACTTGTCGATCGTGTCGATCTCGCGGAGCACTTGGCCCAGCGTGTCGGTGGCCTCTTTGGCGTCGTCTTCTGAGCCAACACCTTCGGCGTGGTCGGCGACCCAATCGGCGACCATCTTCAGCAGCTCGTCACGCCGAACAAACAGGTGGTGGTGATCCAGACGGAGCTGGTCGGCCAGGCCGGCCGTCTCCAACAAGGGGACCAGGCCGGGCGGGTTGTTGTGCCCGCGGGACAGGACTTCGCTCAAGAACGTGTCTCCAGCTCTTCGCGAACGATCTTGCGAAGCAGCTCATCGATGGTCGGTTTCGGGGGATCTTCGGGCTTGGGCGGCGACAGGTTATCCAGTTTCGCAAGGCCCATTTCGGCGCAGCACCGGTCGCACCAGAGGACGGTTTTGACGAATGTGGTGTCGCGATCGCCGGAGCGGATACCGCCAGACGTCTGGTAACCGTCCCGCATGACGACATCGATCGTCTTCATCCACCTGTCAGTATCGCCGAATTTCCGGTCGCGATCCTGGGCGTGGCCGCACCGATCGCAGGTAAATGTCTCAGTCTTCATTGACTGCGGCCTCGCCTTCGCCGGGCGTGTAGACCGGCGCATCGGGGATCTCCACGTCGGCCGGCACGGCCGTGACCGTGTAGCCATGCCGGTGCAGTTCATCGAGGAACGACGGCACTTTCGCGCCCATCGCCTTGGTGCTGGCGGCCGCATCGAGGGCGGTACTGATCGCCCCCATCATCGCCATCGCGTCCATCGCCGAGAACGGCAGCGACTGCTGCTGTGCCGACGGTGGGTGGTGCAAGTGCAGGCTCATCGTGCGCTTCTCCTTTGATAGAGAGGGGACAGCAGTCGAAGATTGATCGGCTTCTTCGGATTTGCTGCAGGGTGATCTGGCTGGTGCTCGCGGGCGTGCTTCGCGACAGCCAAAAGGTAATTGTGTTCCGAGGGCGTGATCTTTTCGCCCCAAATTGCAATCCGATCCACCGCATCGAGTTGCCAGGAGTCGGTTCCGCCGACGGAAAGTTCCCCATCGATAAAGGCCGTAGCCTTTCCTTCCACGAACCGGATTTCCGCAGCCACCCAAACGCCTTTTCGGTTCAGTTTGACCCGATAAAAACCCTCAAAAGCGTAGTGTGGACCTCGGTATTCCGACTGTGGTTCGGCCATGGGTGACGTGCCCTGTGCGTCGATCTGCATTCAGATTGGCGCGCGAATGAAACGGTTGTCAACGCCGAATTGATGTGCCATCGTGAATAAATTCGGCGGGACAGACGCCCTCAGTTGGAGACGAATATGGCCGAGCGAAACCGTCTTAATATCAGTGTGCCAAAGGAACTATCTCGGGATCTTCGGGACGCATGCACGGACACCGGCCGGTCACCCGCTGAAATCTTGGCGTCGTCATTCGCCCTCTGGAAAGCGGCACGAGATGCCCGCGCCCAAGGTAAATCGGTTGGATTTACATCTGACCCGTCCCGACTGGAAACCCAGTACGTCGGCGGCCTCTGACCGATTTCCTACAAGGGGCCGATTGGCCCTGCGATGTTTCGCGTCAACCTGAGTGGAGTGTAACAGATGGCCGACCGCCTATCCTCACCCGAAGAATCACGCAAGTCGAACCTCACGCCGAATACTTTTCTGGATTTCTGGGAAAAGTGGCGTGCTGCAAAGCGCCAGCTCGGCGAGTCATCGTCCGAGGTCATGCACATCAAGAAGGGCATGAAGGGCGCAGGCATTGATGCGCGTGCGTTTGACATGATGGTCAAGCTGAATGACCTGGATCCCGATGAAGCGTCGACCGTGATCAAATCGGTGCTGCGCTATGCGACCTGGTGCGGGATGCCGTTCGCGACGCAGAGCGACCTGACCCGCGGCATGGCGATCGAGAAGCCCGACGACAGCGCCAAGGCCAAGCACGACCTGGCACGCGCGAAGGATGATGGATACTTTGCCGGAAAGGACGGCAGCAAGCGCCGCGACGAAAACCCGTTTGCCGGCGGCAGCGAGGGCCATGTCCAGTGGGACATGGGCTGGCTGGAAGGCCAGGAAGTCATTGCTCGCCGTATGGCGACCGGTGGCGGCGATGGCGGTGTGACACAGGCCCGGCCACGCGGGCGGCCGCTTGGGAGCGGCAAGAAGGCAGCGGCTGCCGCTGCTGAAACGAAGGCCGACGACACGGTACACTGAGATGCCGCAGGCCTCGGTGGATTGGACCGATCATACTCTGATTCAGAAGCTGATCGACCTCTGGAACTGGCGGGACGCGCAGACAGGGGCGAAGCACTCAACGGCGGCCATCGCCGACAAGATGGGCGTCACCAAGAACGCTATCGTCGGCAAGGCCCATCGGCTTGGGCTAGAGCCGCGACCGTCGCCAATCCACCGTGTGCCTGGCGCTGCGCCTGTGCGGGACAGACCCCCGTCGCCGGCGTATGCGCCCACCACGACGCTCGCGCCTTTGGAAAGCACGCAGGCTGTTGTCTATCCGGCCTATGACGGGGCGCGGGACCGGTTCGGCAGGCCCCTGATCTGGGCAGCATGGTTCGAGAGCCTGCCCCAGCCGCGCCGGCATGCGCTGGTCAACTCGGAACACCAGCTCGCGTGCAAGACCATGCGCGATGCCAAATACAAGCGCCCATGGCACTGCACATGCGGTGTGACGCGCTATCCGGAAGGCTGGGAGCCACCGGCCAAGATGATGCCTGCAGCGCAGCCTGCACCGGCCCACGTGTCTGTTGCAGCGCCACCGACCCAGATCGTTGTGCGGCCGCCAGAGCCAGAACGCCGATCGCTGACACCTTCGATCTTCCGGCAGCCCGAATCATGCTGCTGGCCGATCGGAAACCCTGGCACGCGGGCGTTCCGCTACTGCGATGGCGCCTCTGTGCCGGGCAAGCCCTACTGCGAAGATCATTGCAAGCTGGGCTACTCCAAGACCGAAACGGCACGGTTCGACAAGCGTGTAACGGCCAAGCTCGGGTCTCTTCGTTGACATGGCGAGCAAGCGTCGCATCCGCCGCAAGTCGTGCACCAACAAGCGGCGGCATGCGACCCAGGGTGATGCGAAACGAGCTGTCGCGGTGATGATCCGCACCAAACCCGATGGACGACGAATCGTGGCGTATTCTTGTGGTTTCTGCGGCGGCTGGCACATCGGGCACAATGGAGTGCCGCTTTGATGCTGGTGCCCCCGATTGCTCTACTTGAGGCCATAGATGTGGCCGACGCGAACGCAGCACTCGTTCGCTGGGGCCACAAGATGGGGCCGTGCAACCGACCGAACGGCCATATGTGGGCGCAAGGGCTATTTGCGCACGGTGAATTGGTTGGCGTGGCGATATCGTCGGCGCTCATCAGCGCCACGTGCGCCGGCCTGACCCGTCGCGACGCATTTGAACTAGCGCGGCTTTGTGCCGCCAAAACCGACCTGTGCCGGGTCATCCTGCGTCTCTGGAGGGAGTTCGCGTTCCCAGCACATTGTCGTCAGCACGGATTTGAATGGGCAGTCAGCTATCAGGATGAGTCCCTGCATAGCGGGGACACGTATCGTTTCGATGGCTGGGTGCGGTTGCGCGAGAATGCGCAGAGCGGCACCGATCAGCGCACCGGTCGCAAGGGGCGATCGAAAACTATTTGGGGCTGGCACGCTGATAGAGCGGTCAGGCGTGCGGCATCGTTGGACTATAAGGAAGCCGCGACATGACCCGACCCGGCGGCATCCTGGCGCTGGACATCAGCCTGTCCACCGGATGGGCGCTGGGCCACCCGCACAGCAACGACAAGCCCGCCGGCGGCGTCTGGAAGCTCGGCACGATGAAGGACCGCGCGGGAAACCTACAGCTCGGCTACCTGGGCTCCTGCATGATGAACCAGGTCGAGACCGTCCTTTATTCGCACGCACCGGTTCGGGTGGTGTTTGAATCGCCGGTGTCGAAGGCGCAGACAACCGATCGCCTCCTGAAATACTTGTGCGGTGCGGTAGAGATCGCGTGTTTCGAGGCTGGTGTTCCATGCTTCGAGGTCGGTGCGCCGACAGCACGAGCGATGGTGCTGGGCCGCGGCACGTTCCCCCGCCCGTGGAAGGGTGAGGGCAAATGGGTCATGCGCAAGGTCAGGGGCAGCAAGACCGACGAAAAGCAAAAGGTGCTGGTCGGCGACGCAAAACAGGAAGTCGGGATCTGGTGCCAAGAGCAAGGGCTGAACCCGACCGACGACAATCACGCGGACGCTTTGTTGCTTCTGCGATACGCATGCATCATGGCAAAGTCGCGTGTGACGGCTGGCGCTGGCAGCGTCTGGCGAAGTGACAACTCGTAATAGTTCCCAACGAGGTAATATCCATGAGACAGAAGAAAGGCACCGTTGTCACTGGCCGGCAGGTGGGCCTGTTCGGCAATGAGCTGGTGGAGCAACGACACGCCGAGGCGTTCGACAGGGCGGAAGACATCCGTACTCGAGCTTGGCGCGAGGGCGCCCAGATCATCCGGACGCTGACGGGTAAGAGCGAAGGCCAGGCGCGCACAATGGTCCACCGGCTGCTGCGTGACGCGCGTGACGACTGTGCGCTGCTGCTGGCGTGCCTGCAGGAAGCGCTGGACCTGCGGCCGATCGAACCGATCGCGTGGCTGGTGAAAGCCATCCGTAGCCGTGCCAGCGACCGTGCGGCGGTGGAGCGGATCGCCGGCGACTGGGATCTGGTTGCACCGGAGGATCTTGATGCGAATGCCGCCCGGCTGATGCAGCGCGAATCGTCGGGAGAACCGGCCCACAGAGCCAGCCAGCGTGTGCCCGAACCGCTGGCGCTGGAGTTTGCGAATCGGTGGGGTGACTGACCATGCTGAACCCCGATGCACAGACCCTGAAGCACATCACGAGCTGGGTGAAACAACTCCACGATGCCGTGCCGCGCCACGATGAGGGCGATCCGCCGACGAAAGAGAAATGGGCGGTGCTGGCCTCACTGCTGGGTAAGGACTATCCGAGCGGCGCGTTCACGATGGCGAGCCTCCACGCGACCGCACAGGGCCTGACGTACTTCCCCGGTTACGAGATCATCCGCCAGCGCGTGGGTTCCTGGTGGCAGGCCAATATGCCGGCGATCGCCCGGGGGATCGACAACGACTCCCGCTACATCGGGTTGAGCACCGTCGAGCGCCGGTGGATGGCGTTCTGGGACGATGCGACGGCACGCGGCTTCAAGGCCAAGCGCGAGGGCGACCCTCCGATGAACGCTGGCATCATCGACAGCATGATCCGCCGGTACGCACCACGGGTGTGGGACCGGCTGAACCCCGCCCAGTTTCCTGCATCGATCACAGGCGCGCAGAAGAGCCTGGCCGAAGATTGGGCCGATGATGAGGGCATCTATGAGCTGCGCCACAAGTATGCCGACGATCCGGCCGCGCTCGGCCTGCTGCGTGACCTGGTGACCAAGCACGCACCGCAGCACATGCACATGGTGCCTGAAAAGGTGGTGCCGTCAGCGACGGCCCAGAGCGGCGGCATTGGCAAGCCGGTGATCAAGCCGGCGTTCCTGACGCCAGACCAGATCGCGGCGGCGAAGGAAAGGAAGGTGGCATGACGCGCAAAATCACCCGTATTATCTGCAAATTGGCGATTGGTTATATCGCCCAAGGGTGGGTTGCGGCGACGTTTCCGGCCGCACCTATCCTGTGTGAACTGGCAACGACCTTTGCTGTCATCGCGATCATCGACTGGGGCACTAGGGGCACATGAGCGACAAGCCGCTGTACCAGCCCTGGAAGCGTGGCGAGGACATGACCACCTGGGTCAACGTGCGCGTCTGGTCGGAACTGGACTGGCAGTATCACGACCTCCGATGGGCGATCCGGAATTGCGATACGCCCCCGGTATCAAACCCACCTTTCGCCTATGTCACGAGCGTCAAAATCTATTGACGCATCGTGCGTGATAGTGTGATTGTTCCGACGCAGACACGGTTATCGTTCTGCTTTCTTGGACGTTTTCCTCCCTTAACTCGGGCGGCATGATCTCCGGATCTGCCGCCCTTCTTTTTGCCCTCGAAACCGGCTTGCCCCCGTAATCAATCCGTGCATGATGCGTGGCGTTGATCCGCAGCGCTTCCAGGCACTGGGCGGCATGTCGCAAAGCGGCATCATCAAGCCCGGGTTCTGGAGTGATCAGATTGCCCGAGGGGGATAGCTGCACCCGAAGGCGAATGAGTTGGGCAGGATACCCGGGGGCCGCGCCCCTACACCCAACACGCGGCAAGTGAGCGTACTAGTGACCGAAGCCTGGCGCCGGGAATAGGTTGCGCGAAACCGAGGGGGTGGAAGGCCCCCACTCACCCCGGATCGGCTGCGACCGCCGCGTCAGCCTCCTGTAGCAGCTTGACGATCTCTTCTTCGCTTATGTCGTGCTCGCAGTGGATGGCGACGTGATCGAAGTAAGACGCCACCCGATGGCCGCATTGAGGGCACCTATCGGGTAGCTGGTCAGAATGCGTCATAGATCGCATCCTCCATCGCTTCAGCAATGAGAGCGTGGCTTTTGGGGAACTTACTGCGGTCGCCGGCCGTCCGCACGAACGGGTGCGCCTGGTGCCAGTCGCGCACCGTCCGCATGTGCGCGGCGACGTCGGGCGGGACCGGCTTCATGTCCTTCAGCCAGCGCTGGATCGTGATCCGGTTGATGTCGGTCGCGCGGCTCATCGCCTCGGTGTTCCACGAGGCCGCTTCCATGCACTCTCGCAGCTCGGAACCTCCCATGGTCGGGGGCGTGATGCAGTCAGCCATTTTAGTATCCCTTTCAAATCGGTCAGAGCCACCAGGAGGGCGGTTCCGATCCATGCGCCAAGGTAAATCTCGGTGATTAGGCGCGTGAGTGCGTGACGTGTCATGTGCGGGCCAACAACCGCCAGAGGACACCGGCCGTCAGCACGATGTTCGTTCCCGCCATCCAGGTCAGGACGGACAGGCGGGTATCGATCGACGCGAGGCGATTTTCATATCCAGCCAGCTCTTCAGCCGCTTTATCCGCCTTGTCGGTGGTAGCGCCGGCGTCAATCAGCGCCTCCCGTAGTGCTCCTAGTTGAAGTGCCATGTCCCTGCCTTGTGTTGTGGGGGCCGAAGCCCCCGGTTGTCAGATGGAAGCCCACCCGATTGCGTTGGCCTGGCGGGCGATCTCTTCCGCCGCCTGCCGCTCGGCCTCGATGCGCTCGTGCTCGGCCAGCGCCCGATCGCGGTTGACCTCCTGCGGGAAGCGCCACTGGCCATGGTGCAGCACGTACCCGTGGGCTTTGTGCCAGGCGTCATCGTGGGTGCTGACCGCGTGCAGCGGTGCGCCGATCTCGCGCAGCCGGCGGCGGGCGGCGATGGCGTGTTCAGCGGCCCGGCGAGCGTCAATGATGTAGCTGCCTTTCCAGCCCTGCCGTTGGGCCGTGCGCAGATCCGCGTTCGCTCGGTAGAAATCTTCCCGCGCCGCACAGAAGTCGGCCCGAGCCCGCATCGCTTCGGCATCAGCCGCCGACACCCGGGGGACGTCGGGCGTTACCTCGAGTACCGCCGGGATCTCGCCACCCGGCCAGAAGCGCGCCGCGGGCAGCCGGTGATCGGCGCGGTAGCGGATCGTGGTGCCCCGCTCGCTCTTGAAGCTGCGAAGGCGCGGCGGGACCGTCACCAGGATGGTTTCGCCGATCGGAGCGCGGACAGCCCAGTGCAGGCCGTATGCATCGATGATGGCACGCTGCGCGGCGCCAGCGGCTTGCCAGAAGCGTTCGGCGCCGACGGCCGGCGCGGTGGCCAGCGACCGCCTGGGAGCGGCCGGGACGCGCACGGGACGGCTGGTGACCAGTGCGGCATGCACCGACGCGGCGAGCTGGTCATACTGCTGCACCAGGCCGGCATAGCGGCCGCGCGTGTCCGGATCGTTGGCCCGATCGCGGGCGGCGGATGCGGCAGCGGCGAAGGCAGCAAGCCGTTCGGCGACGGCGGGCAGGGCGAGAATCTGTGGGGACATGTGAGCCTCTATGCTCCGTGGCCGCTGCACCATGCTGCGGCCGATGGCGCACAATCGCGCACCATGCGTTGCTAGTCAACGATATCGATAGGGTGGAAAGTGAGGGGCCGGATTGCATATTGAACCCGGCGAAGTCATCGGCGCTTTGAGTGCAGACAGCGACGAAAACTGCGAGGTTTCAGCCATTAAGGGGCTGCGGAAACCTCAAAACCATTCCCCAAAACGAACATTACACGCGCGGTGCGCTGATACCAGGATCTTGGTCGGGCGGAATGTTACCGGCCAGTGCACTTTCATGAACCGAAAAGCGAGGACGAAAGCACCCGCCGAGCTGGCCGGTCGTGCGATCCAGATGCCGGTGGATGCCGGATATGTCGTGCATGAAATTCACAGCGTCAGCCGCCAGAAGGTCATCCAGACGCAGTGGGTTGCCATTCAGATGGCACGCAGAGATGTCCATGTGCAGGGCAAGCCAGTCCTGTTTGACGCCGTGCTCTTCGTAGAGGGATTGAGCACGACGGAAGATTTTCTGGATCAGATCGCGATCGGGCGCGGGTGCATTCAATCTCACATGTGGCATGGGAACCTCCGTTTACGATGTCGATTTGAGGATCTTGATCTCAGCGATGAGTGACCTCACGATCATCACCCAGTTGACCCCGCCAAGTTTCATGTGGGGAGCCTCCGCATCGGCCAGGACAGACCAAGCGGAGAGCAATTCATCCGTCACTATGATGGGGGCCGTCTGGTCTTCCATCATCGCCTCCGTTTATAATTTCACGGCCCCGGCATGGCATGCGCGGACAACCACGTCGCCCGGCTCGGCCGAATAGTTGGACTGATGGGTGATCAGCGTCCGCACTTCGCGTGCCGCCTCGGTGGTGGTCATATCGGCCGGCACGGTCACACGAACCGTAAGCGTGACCTCCTTTCGCTTTGCCATGGCTGTCTCCTATTGGACAACCAAAGCTGACACGGTAGACCGGCGCTTGCCACCATGTCAGTCGGGCGTCACGTAGCTTGCGCGCTGCCACGCATCGATCGAGGCGATCCGGAAGCGGGCGGGAAACACCGTCGTTTCGTCCGGTGCGCCTCCCCAACTGGTCGGCCCGCCCACCGCCAGGTTGGCGATCAGGTAAAACGGCTTGTGCATGTTCGCCGGCGTGGGCTGGCTGAACACCAGCTTGCGATCGAGGTAGAACCGGATCGTGGTCGGGCCCCAATCCACACCGTACTGGTGAAAGCCTTCCGAGAGGTCCACACCGGCGGCCGTGGCGTAGCCGATCTGGGTGGATGCGCTCGTGTCCGTCTTGTAGCTCGGGTCGTGCAGCGTGGTGTTGAGCACGTCGGTCTGGCTGCCCAGGATCTCCATCACGTCGATCTCGGGGGGCCATGTCATGTCGACCGGCATCAACCAGAACGCCGGCCAGAGTCCGTCCCCTTTCGGCGCCTGGCCGCGCAACTCGAAATAGCCGTATTGCTGGCTGAACGGGTATGTGCAGAGCGAGCCCGACGTATAGGCCGGCGAGTAGCCCGCCGGCAGCCACGGCAGCACCGACGCGGGCGTAGGCTCCGCGGTGATCGTCAGGATGCCGTCGGCCACGCTGAACGGGTTGTAGCCGTCCACCGCAATCTCATCGCCGTTGGGATAGGGGGCGAGCTCGGAACTCAGCCATGAGAACCCCGGGTATGGCTTGCCGGGTGGCACGTAATCCGGCTCGCTGGGCGACGGCGTGTTGTGGATATAGCCCGCGGTCAGGTAGCAGCCTGGGTCGGTCAGAGCGGGCGGGGTCGCGCCAGCGGCCAGCGGGTAGACCTTGCCCACGTGCCATTCGGGCAGCGTGGTGAAGTCGGTCGACCAGCCCGGCCGGATGAAGTCGGAATCGTCCAAGGGTGCACCGAGCACATCGCCCGGGGTGTTGATGGCCGTGGATGCTTCGGTCATCTCGCTGCCTCCGATTGGGTTGCGGCGCAGCATTACAGCGTGTCCGGTGCCTGGGTTATGTCGGGTCGATTTCCGTTTGTGGCGCTGGTGAAACCTCTGTTGCGTGATTGGACACAGGCAAACTCAAGGGAAAACCTCGCGTGGCAAACCGGGAAGGAAAACCATGGCAGACGATGCAGCCTCATGGACGATCAAATCAATGCCGATCGAGACGCGGCAACGCGCGGTGAAGGCCGCACATGCCCAGGATCAGACCATGGCCGAATGGATGGTCGACGCGGTAAACCGACTGGCAGACCAGCAGGCAGGAAACCAGGTCATACCGCCTGGCAAACCGGATCCCCAGCGGCGCGCGGCCGAGCTGCCGGACATAGACCTGCAGGGCCTGGCGAACGCCATCAGCGCCACCGTGGGAGCGATCCAGGCGGCAGGTGGCAAGCCACCGCTATCACTCGGCCGTGACGCATCGGCGACGCTACGGCTCTACATGCGAGCTGCGCGCGGCCTCCCCGAAAAGGAAAAGGGTCAAGGTCGGCGCCCCGGCAAACTTATCGGCCAAAATGGGCAAACCGACCTCGAAAACAGGCAAACCTGGAGGGGCGTGCTGGTCGAAGAAGGCCAGGAGTAGCCGATAGTTTCGACTGCGGAAATGCGAACGGCCGCCCTTGACTGGACGGCCGCCCTCATGCCCTCATCATGGTGATGGCCGACTCGATCTGGAAAATCGACTCGGCCGGGACCGGATCTCCGTGCGGGCGGATCGGTCCCAGATGGGTGACACCGAAGCTATACGCTCCGAGTCGCCCGTTCAATCCCCCCAAAGCCCCAGCCGTGCCTAACGATCGCGCGAGCGGTCGATCCCTCATGTCGTCTTGCGCATTGGCGGGGCAGGGGGGCGAGAAAACCGGGGAACCGTGTAAGCTGCTGGTTCTAGACCCCGGGCGCTGCGACTGAGCTGGGAACGGCTAGGCCCCACGGCGTGAACCACCGGACGCACGAGCTATCGCCTGGCGCCTGCCCGTAGCAGGCCGCGCCAGTACGCTCGCCGGTCATACCAGGGGGCTCAGGCACAGCCGGTGCGTCCGGCCAAGGCTCGACCGCAATGGGGCCCGGCTCGGCTTGGGGACTCACCGGTCAGTAGCCCGTAAGGCATTGGCGAAGGCCGTGCCCAATGCGGACTGCTGACCACTCCGAAACCCTCTCAACTTGAAGACTGACTGTTTTTCTTCTTCCCTTAAAATTAATATATTTAATAAAGCGTCTTCTTAATCTCTTTAGCCCTCTGGATACTTACTTCAATCACTGACCTTGGAAGCCTCCCTATTACGGGAGGCTTTCTCTGGCCGATCAGCTTTTCAGCCTCTCGCAAATGCGATCCAACGCAGCCGCAATCGCGAAGCTCGCGGCAGCCTGGGCAAAACTGGCTGCAGCTTCTTCGGAGCCAGCCCGCTGCGACAGTGCGATCATGGCGTCTGCCATTTCGCTCAGTGTGGCAGTTTCTAATGCCATCAGCTTTTCATCCTCACGCAGATGCGGATTGCCTCGCGCAACGGCGTGAGCGTGTCGGCCAGCTCCGCGGCCTCCACCAGGCAGCCGAGCGCTTCGTTTTCGGTCTCGGCCGTGTTTGCCGCCCTGGACGCATCGCTGATGCGCAGCCCGCGAACGGCAAACTCGGTGATCAGCAACCGAATGTGCGAGCGGATTGGATCGGGCTGTTTGGGCTGCACAGCATCGACGGCGCCGGCCTTAAACCTGGCATCGTCGTTAACGATTGCGCTCAACCGTTCCAATTCGTGGGCAGCTTTGATCAGCACGTGACGCTGTGGGCCGGGTGGATAATCTGCCCGCAATAAGGCAATCAGAGCCGTTGTTTGGTTTCCCTGGTCGCTCATTCCATCAGTCCTCCTCTATGGGTTCGTCCGCCTCGTAGGACGGGTCGGTGAAAATCTCGGCGCGGAAATGCTTGCGCCGCGTGCCCTCGCAGCGGTCGCACACGTAGCAGCAGAAGATACCTCGGGCGTCGACCAGGGGGCGCTTGCCCCCCGGGTGGTCACACTGTGCTGCAGGTTCGGCCTGGGCCGCCGTTATGACGGTGTGATCATCGATCACGATAAAGCGTGCCATGGGTCAGCCTCCGCTCGCATCGAGCTTGTTGAGGACGGCGCGCAGCGGGCGGACGTCGCTCTTGGGCGCATTGACCAGCGCCTTGGTGATCGCCCGTGTGAGGGCGTCGATTTCGCGCCGGGTCAGCGGGATGTCGATCGGCTCTTTCATGTCGCGTTCCTCGCGGTGTGGCTGGCGCCCAGCTTTTCGCCGTAGTGCTGGGCAATCAGCTTGTTGGCCCGCGTCACCAGATCCTGGCGCAGCGGGTAAAAGTGCGCGTTGCCATTGCCGTAGAACAACCGAACCCGGAAATATTCGGTCTCGGCCTGGTCGGCCTTCTGGCTCATGGCCGTGCGGATCGCGGACAGGATGCCCTGCTGGTATTCAGGCGCGGGCTTGCCATCGAGCACGTGCATGCACCGGTCGATGTCCCGTACCGAGTCCTGGCGATGAAGGTTCAGGGAGGGCCACTTTTTGCCGCCAGTGACCAGTCCTCCGACCAGGAACCGCGGGCCGATCTTAAACCCGTCGTGGCTCTTGTAATCGGCACAGAACGTGCGGAAAGCGGTTGCCAGCCCGCGGCGGAAGATCATGTTCGCATCGCCAGCGAGGCGTTGCATCGTCGCAAGCACCGTGTCGGGCGTGATCTCCGGTGGCTCTTTCTGCAGCGATTCCTCGAAGGCCTTCCGCTCCTGGCCATCCATGAGCGAGCCCAGCGGGGTGGCATCGATGAAAAAGCGCCACATGTCGCGGTCGACCTCTTCGCGGACGTCTTTGTCCTCGTAGGGCCGATACCGCATATCCCGCAGAAAGTCGTTGCTGACATGCTGCTTGCCAGCCACGGCCAGCCGGTGGGCGTCCTGTGCCGCCTTCAGCGTGTCGGCAGCCTGGCGGTAGAGCTGCAGAGCGCGGGCGCGATGCCCGCAAAGCTGCTCGATTGAGTCCTTGCGGACGATATCAGTGCCGGGCGTGATCATCGGTCAGCCCTCCGCTTTCGCCAGAGCGTCGGCGGCAGCGACCAGCAGCTTGTGCGGGCTGTTCGCATCGCGCGGGCTGGTGTGCTCCCGGCCCCAGTCCAGCAGCGCCCGCAGCGCCGGCACGCAATCCGCGAACGAACGATTGCGGTGGCGGGTGGGGACGCCTTCGACGCTCGCCAGCACGGCCGTGATACCCGCAGCCACGCTGGTTTCGCCGGCATCCAATCGCGCCAGCCAGGGCATCGCCTGCGGGCAGGATGCAACCGCCTTCAGCAGGTCGAACATCTCGGCCGCGGCCACTATCAGGTCGGCATTGGCCTTGTTCTCATCGAAGAACGGGCCGCGCGTCTCGCAAATGCCCGCATCGACGTGTGCGATCGCCGATTCGTAGCCGTGCCAGTTGGCCATGATCGACCAGCCGAACGAACCGGACTTCTTAACGGCCCAAGGCCCAGGTGTGTGCTTTGACATGGTTCAGCCCTCCACTTTCTGGCAGTGCCAGTCGAATTGAAACGGATGCAGGTAGTACGGGCCGTTCGAGACGATCCAGCGCTCGCCGGCCGGGGTGCGGTGGTACTCGGTGTATCCGCCCTCGCCGGGGTTCCCGAACGAACAAGACCACTTCGCGTCCGCGGGCAGCGCCTTGAGGGCTTCGGTCAGGGACGTGGCCATGGTCAGGCCTCCACCAGCTCGGGATCCGCATTGACCTGCCAGCCGAGGCCGACGCAGCCGTATTTCCATTTGTCGGGGGCATCGGGCCGGTTCCAGCGCACCAGGTAGTGGGCGCCGCGGCAGGGCACCGGCCGCTTGAACACGGGATCGTTGTCCCAGTCGACCACGCCGTAGCGCTCGGGCTGGGCGTCGATCTGGGCGCGGTGGCGATTGTATTCGGCGAGGCGCCAGGCGTTGAAGGCGTCGACCACATCCTGGGGAACAGGCTGCGCGGAAGCGGTCAGCAGGCCGATCGCGCCCACCACGTCGCGTTCCCAATCCGCATCACTGTATGAGCTGATCGACCGCTGGTATTCGGTGGCCTCATAGCGCACCCGAAGGGTGGACAACTCGCCGGCGCCAAAGACGGTATAGTAGGCCTCGCCGAGGCCGCTGCTATCCCAGCGGAATGTGTAACGGTTTGAACGCTGATCGGACATCGGGCACCCCTGGGGCTCATTCGCCGCACCATGCGGCTCGTTGACAATCCGAAGCTATCGCGCATCGTGCGTGACTGTCAACGAAGCCGGTCGGGTGACCAGGGGGGCCGATAGCCCGTCAGTTATGCTCGGCGGCAGGCGTGGTGTCGGTTACGGCTTCAACGGGCGAGCGGAACGGCCGCAGCCTGCGGGCGTGCCAGGTGCGCTTGCTGACGTCGCTGGCGTCCCGCATCTCGATCACCACACCGAAGCTGCGCTGCATCTGCAGGATGTACTTCTGCGAGAACGTCCAGCCCGTCACGACGCGCATTTCCTCGAGCGTCGCACCCCGCTTGCGCATCATCAGCCGCACGGCCTGCCCGCTCTTGCTGTCCCAATCCACGTCGGTCTTCGCCGGCGGGTCGATGCAGGTGATTGCAGCGCCAGCGCCCGAGCTGATGATGATGCGGGCGCCGATGCTCTTGGCGTAAGGCCTGGCGAAAGACCGGGCGGCCTCGATGCTCTCGAAATGCCCGTCGATTTTGAGCGAGAAGCCGGGCGGCATCGTTGCTGCACCGGTCCCGTGGACCCAATCGGCGATTTCTGCGACCTGTGCTTTGCGACTCATGGTGTGGGTGCTCTCCTTAAGCGCGTTGGACATGCCATTGCCCCCGATAACCTGGTGCGGCCCGAGTGTGCTTGTTGACATTGCGTAAACAATTCACGCACTGTGCGTTGAAAGTCAACAATCGTGATAGGGCAATAACATGCGGGCCGATCCTGCGACCATATCGAGGGCCATCCGGAGGTTCGATGACGCCGCTGACAGCTACGCCCGCAGCGTCATGCAGGTGGCTGATTTGTTGGCGATCGAGGGCGCGAATATTCCGTCGGTCGCGCGGTTGGCCCGACAGCTCCGCTCGCAGACCGAACACTTTCGTGCCAGCGTCTGGCCAGAACGTGAAGGGGTCCAGTAATGACCACCGATGTCCGAGACACGCTGCGCGGCCTGCAGCTCGGCGGGTCAGCAACCATCCACCTGGCCGGGTCGCTGCGCCAGCAGGATCGGGCATACATGGCAGTCAACACGGCCGCCTACCGCATGCTGGGCAGCGGCAGGTACACGCTGCACCGGCTGTCTGACCCACCACGGGTCATAATCACCCATGCCGTCCAGCCCCGTCACTATTCGGTCGACCGGGACCGCATCAACAACATGCTCGCCGAAGGAATGATCCCGTGAAGATTATCGTGCCCAACGAACTGATCGTGACCACCTATGAAGAGGCGCACGCGAACATGCGCCGCTACATCATGGCCGGATACGATGCCGCCCGCCAGCTCGCCGAAGAGATGGCGACTCGCATCGAGCAGGGGCGAATCGCTCCGATCGACGGCGCCGGCGCGCTGCGCCTCATGGTCGAGGTCATGCAGATATCGGCCGAGCCCGTGCCCAACATGCCCGTCGTGGTGGTGGACTTCCCGAACGATAATGTTGCGAAATCGACCCACTGACAGGGACACCGACAATGATGAGCACCCGCCCTGAAGTAAATGTCGTCCCGCACCCCGAATGGCCCAACGTCTGGGTTGTTGAGCATGTCGACGCTGACGGAGACGGCGGAATAGCCGTTACAATATTCGAGGGATGCGAGCCGAAAGAGCGCGCTGAGAATTATGCTGCGCTGCTGCGGGCGGCCCCGTTGCTTCCCACCTGAAACAAGTCGGCCCCCGGATTGACTCCGAGGGCCGACAAGTGCCAGTCTCCTGGCGTTGCGCAATCCCCGGTTCCCGTCGGGGTTAGAGCGCGGATCAGGGTCTCACGTGCGAGGAAAGCCCCGATCGATCGATGGACTGGACCGTAACTGATCCATTTCATCGATGCAACACCCCACCATTCCGCGCACAGTGCGAGGTCGTGAATGCTGGGTGACATGATTTTATGGGTTCGGCGATGAAACAAGCGACCAAGCCCCATCTCTTGGTGATGGCTGGTGTGCTGTTCGGCCTCGCTTGTGGTGCGATACTGGCATCGCTCATCGGCCCACCGGCATCCCCGGTTGGCACGCCCATGTGTTTGTTCTTCAGCAGTGCGGTCACGTTGGCCTATGCGCGTCCATGGAGGCGTCGCATATGAAGCAGGCCGTTCGCACCAGGCGCACATCAGCCGCAGCCGCCGAGCTGGTGGCCCGCATTCATGCCGATCGCCGGCTCACACTCGGGCCCGCCGACATCAAATGGTTCCTGCGCAAGCACGAGCCCCACACCATGCCAGTCGAGACGATCGAAGGCCCGCCGTGCATGATCATCGTCCGATCTGCTATGCCCGTGTCACGTGCCGCCCAGGCGCTGTTCGAGCGCGTCGCGCCCATCGGCATGAGGCTCTGTTTCGTTAGGGGGAAGCATGTCTGACGAAATCACCGGCCGGCCGTTGGTGGATATCATCGCCGAAGCGCGGCAGATGCAGGTGACGGGTCAATATATCAACGGCGGCATATTCCACGCGATGGCCGACGAAATCACCCGCTTGCGCGCGTGGATCACCGCGATCGGAGAGCTGCCCGACGTCGACGCCGATAATCGCGACTGGATGGCGCGCTGTGCCCTCGATGGAGATCCCGCACCATGAAGGCGCCCCCCGATTATTACGGCGAAGGCCTGCGCCTCTTCGTCGGCCATCCCTCCTGCACCAACCCAGAGCTGGCCGCCGCCATCTATGCCCAGATCGTGGAGCGGATCGCCGACAGGCTGAACCGGAGCCACATCGACCAAGTGCTGTACCGCTCCGATATCGTGGACCAGGTTAACCGGACCATGCGCGACATCGAACGGGACCGGATGGCATGAGCGGCACCCTGCCCATCCGCTCCTGCCGTCGGTGCGGCTGCACCGATGACGATTGCTCCATGTGCATCGCGCGCACCGGCCGGGCCTGTTACTGGGTCGAGCAGGATCTGTGCAGCGCCTGCCAACAGGATCGCCAAACAGGCTGGAATATTCTGCGCCAGCGCATGGCCCAAGGTCGGATCGAGTTCCCGTCGAACGATGCCCTGCGCACCAGCCTGATCGGCAGAGGCGACGTCGTGTCGGTCGATGAATTCGACACATTCACCCCAGAGCAGTTGCGCGCCGTCATGCGCCGGGACAAGACCTGATGCCCAGCAAATGGCACCACGGCACCCAGAAGGGCCAGCCCTGCATGACGTGCGGCAGCAAGCGCGAGCGGGTCACCATCGTTGACGGCCTCCTGCCGGATGGCGCACCCAACGTGAAATTCTTCTGCGGCAATAAATGCGCAGCCGCCGGCGGGTATCCATGGGCTGGCCTGCCCTCACGCTATCAGCCACAGAAGGCGGATGCAGCATGATCTGGACAGAGCAGGATGACACACTGCTGATTTTCTACGGGCACTGCCTCAATCAGGCGTTCGGCGGCGCACCAAAGGGCTACGAGCACGTTGCGCAGTATGATCTGCACTGCCCTGCGGATGAGGCTATCGCGCGAGTGGCCTTATTGCGGCAGGAACGTCCTGGCTGGGTCAAAGCGC